AAGGAGTCCTTCCATGTATGCACTCTCATGGCTATCACCTTTTACATTGGTGGTAGAATGATAATGACATCTTTTTTCAAGATCAGCTAAGACTTCTTTGCCTTCGTCTGTATTGAATATGTATTTATAATTTGTTTTTAATTTTGTTATTAGTTTTTCTAATTGTTTATTTTCTTCCATACTATTCCACATCAGCATTTGCTACAGCTCTTGCTTCGTCTGGCAATGCTTTCGCTAGTGGTGCTATATCTCCTCCTGCTTTAGCAACTTGTTGTAGTTGTTGCATCTGTTGCATTTCTTGTTGTTGTTGTTGTGCTTGTTGTCTTTCATTATTAACTTCTTTTTGTGATTTTAATATTTTTTGTGGAACACCTACAATATCTGCTAAATGTTTAACAAGATTATCAAAGTTTACATAATCAAATACTGGTGCAACATTTGCAAGTGAACCTAGTATTTCTACTGCTCTCATAATAGATTGTAGCTCTGTAGATTTTTGTGCTTTAGCAAGTGGAGATACATATTCTATTTCTATATCTTTTCCTGATAAAAATTCTGGTGCATTTGGCAACATATTAGTACGAAATAATATTGCAAATACCCTATCAATTAATGGTTTTAATAATTCTGATTGTAGTCTACCAAGTACAGGACCAAGTAATCTCATCTTCTCTTCGTTTCTTTGTATAACTTCTGTTGCTGTCATTTGTGGACCTTGTTGCATCATTAATTGATTTACATAAAACACAGCTCTAATACTATCTCTTCTTTGCTCTTCCATATTTAAACCTAATGGATTGTTTGCACCAATGTTTAATGGTTCAATTCTATCTCTTGTACCTGATCTATAAAAATTTAATCCACCTGGTACAGTTCTAACTGGTAATAAAAATCCATCATCAGGAACTAATAGTGGTGGGTCTACTTGTTTTTGTGCAGCTTTAATAGTTGTCTTTGACATTTCATTTAACATCTTAACATCTGGCAACGCTGTCATTGCAGGTGATCTACCATAAATTTCATTTGATGCTTTTAAATATCTTGGTACAACAAATGGAAACTCTCTAAATCCAGATACAGATAATTCATTACCATTTTTAAATTCAATATACACAGATTCAAATGGCATATTCTTTTTATCTTTTTTGTTAGGATTAAAATCTGCTCTTGGATAAACTGCGTGTAATATTTCTACTTCTTCGTATGGATCTTTTTTTGCTTTAGTTTGAACATCTGATGACACACTTTCGCCAAACTTTTGAATTGCAGCTCTAGCAGATATTTTAAATTTTCTATAAATAGTATCTATTCTACCTTTGTCATTCTCTGCAATAAATACTTCGTTAATATGTCTTGTTGAAAATTTTATAATGTCATCATCATCTTCTTCAATAAACATTGCTGCTGTACCAAATGTAATAAGATCATGATACAATTCAAATATTTCTTGTTGAAAGTTTGATCTATTAAAAGCTGTGTACATTGCATCTGTAGATGACTCTAACCAAAGTTTAGCTTCATCATTATTATCAATTTCTTCATCTTTAAATCTTAAAGTAAACCAAGGTGTTGCAGGATTAGTTAGCATACCATGTAATGATGCTGCTAATAATTCTACTGCTTGTATGGGTGAAGAATCAAAAACTTGTTCCATTCTTTTATCACCTCTAGCTCTTTGTTTAGTTACATCTGCTTTTCTTGGTTGCATATAATCTGCAACTTCTTGCCAATGTGTTTCCCAGTTTTGCCTTTGACCTTCAAGTTTTTCAAATCTGGATAATAAACTTTTAGTTAAATCTGTTCGTGCCATTATTGTCCTAATAAAGTTTTCTTGCCTAATGTTAATGTTTCTTCTTCTACACCTTTAGGTCCTGTTAATATTGTAGATGATCTACCTCTAGCTTTAGTCTTTCTTGCATCATAACCATCCATACTTGTTGCTGTTGCTTGTGAAACTTCAGGTGCAGTTGGAGTTGGAGTAGGTGGTGCTGGGGGAGGTGCAGGTGGTTTTGGTCTAAATACTGATCCCATACTATACTCCAAGTGTTAATGATGATTTAGTTTCTTTTGTTTCTTTTGCTTTAGCTTTTACTTCAGGTTTTTTAATTTCATTTTCAAAAGTAATATCATTACTATGATCTATAGCTTTTTCGTAGGTTCTTTTTTCTTTTTCTACTTTTGGTTTTTTTTTAAATATATTTTTAATTTTTTCAAACATTATGATCCTAATAAAGTTTTCTTTTCTGTTTCAGCTTCTTCCTCAATACCTAATGGTCCAGTTAAAATTGTAGATCTTCTGCCTTTTCGTTTTCTTTCTATCTCTCTTTGTTCTGCCGCAATCCTGTCTTTTTCCTCTTGCGAGACTTCTGCTTTAGGAGGTTCTGGCAAAGGTTGAACTGGTGGTAGTGGTGGCATTTTTGGTTTAAAAAGTGATCCCATAATTAAATAATCCTGTATTCATTATCTGCTACACTTTGTGGAGCAGTTTGTCTATCATTAATTTCTTGTAGTCCTACACTTAAATACCTCATGGCATCACAGGCATGGCTACTCCAATCATGTACAGGTTTCGATCTGAACATTCTATTTTTGTCAATGTACTTCCTGTGGTAATGTCTTAACGCATCTATTAACTTTTTGCAATGGTCAGTATCAATCCAACATCTAGGCAAAGTCATTGTGGTTGCGTGTATACCATCTTCTAATGGAATTTTTGGTACGACTTTAAACCTAACTCCTAATTGATAGGCGACTTCTCTCCTGGTCTTGCCATTACTAAAATCTGTAACTTCTATGTCATGTGGTGCAAAATGATCTTTGTAAACATAATCTTTATCTTTTATAATCTGCACATAGTGTGGTAATCCTTGACCTCGTTCCTCATGGTAATCAATAATGTTTACTGATCTGCCTAACTGCTGAAAAAATATTATTGCAGAATGGTCTGAAACTCCAAGATCCCATGATGTTGATACTGGTAAACTTGGGTCGTATGGAACTCTTGTTAGCTGCTTTTTATCTTCCATCTTTGTAAGCACATCTGAATATACTGCACCTTCTATGTTTGCTATCCAATCACATTCAAACTCTTGCTGGTACTTCTTATCTCCCATAACCTCTTTTGCCTTGACTAGCTCTTCTTCATCTACAATTTTTGTTTCACTAGCTTTTGCCTTGTAGTTGAACCAATCATCAGCACCTTGTGCGTGTTGGTATAGTTCATAGAAGTTGTTGTTCATTCCAGCAGGTGTACCAATAAACACGCAGTAACCTTTTCTATCTGATAGTGCAGGTCTTATTATTTCTGGAAACAGCTTACTGTTTACATTTGCGTACTCATCAATTACACAACCATCAAGGTATATCCCTCTCAAGCCATCTGAGTTTTCTGAACCTAATAATGTAATTCTGCTGCCATTCGGCAAATCCACACGCAACTCTGTTTCGTTAAATTTTGTATAAGGTATCTTTGCTGTAAATTGTTTCATATAATCCCAAGCAATACTTTTCGCTTGTTTGAAGGTGGGTGCTATATAGGCATACCTAGGGTTCTTATTTTTGGACAGCAATGCTGATCTAATTAAATGGTTAATCATACATACTGTTTTGCCAAACCTTCTATGACAAACCAATACATTCCATCTGTATTCTGATATTTTTTTATGTAGGTATGCTTGGTGTTTTCTTGGGGTGTATGGTATTTTAATATCCATATTTAGTGTATCTTTTTGCTAGGCATACTATCTGTAGGTTCAAATTCAAAACCAATACAAAACATAACATAGTTAATAAATAGTGTTGATGCTAATTCATTAGGAAAGCCAACAAACTTAATTATGACATCATTGTTATTTTTGTCAACATAAGCAACTGATTCTATATCTTCTAGGTTAAAAGGTTTCATATACCACATCTAGTTTATTTGTGTTGGTCTGGCAATAAGTCAATGTGTGTGTGGATAAGGGAGTCCTCGAGTCCCATGTATATATATATAATAACATGCGTGTCGTTTGTGGGGGTAGCCAGGGGTCAACTTTGTAAAATATGCTTGTACTTATACAAATCAGGGTCGTGTTAATTTATGATTATCAATAGAAATTCCAATAACTATTAATTATCGGAAGTAAATAGGTCAGTATTGTTGACCGATATTTTACGAGAAGGTCAGCAGCAACGCTTTATATTAGGATATCTTTCT